CGAACCATAAACAGGCAATCCAGTTAATGATCCTGGATCGATGGGTTCCTGCCAAGACTACGAACAATGTGGCTAACCATTTAGGCGTTGCGCCTCAAACCGTAGCCCTATGGCGCACGGACAAGGACTTTTGCGCTGAATTTAAGCGTCAACTGGACATTTATCGCAAGAATTTCGACGATGTGCAACTGGCAGACCGAAAAGAGCGCGTAAAGGAGCTGCAGAGGCTTTATGTCAAAATCCCAGACAAGCGAATTGCTTTAAAAATCAAGGTTTTGGACACGATTGCCCGGGAAATGGGTGATGTCCAAACACATGTGCATAAACACATGCTGGAACGGGCTGATAATCAGGATGGAGTGAACGCACCTCCGCAAGCCAACACCTACGAAGAGTGGGTAGAGCAGAATCGGCAGATGGAAGAGATGATGAAGCTGCAGGAAGCCAAACCAGTGGAAATTGAAGTCACTACGGAGGACGTTGTTGAAAACTGAACTCCCTATAGCCGATCCAGATATCGCCTTTGAAACGGATAAGGCCGAACTGCCTAAACCGCAGCCTGGTCCACAGGAAAAAGCGTTGCGTGCAACCTTTGTCAACGAAATGCTATGGGGTGGAGCGCGTGGTGGTGGGAAAAGTTTCTGGATACTCTTGGATTTTGCCCAGGGAGTCAAAGAGCACGGGAAGAACTGGCGTGGCATCATCTTTAGGCGCACTTATCCCGAACTGGACGAGATTCTAAACGAATCCAGACGCATTTTTTACAAAGCGTTCCCCGGTTGCGAATACAAGGTGGGCCAACGTAAGTGGTTTTTTCCAAACGGGGCTGAACTCTCACTGCGTCACTTAGAAAACGAAGCCAGTGCGGATAGTTACCAGGGTCACCAGTATACCTGGATTGGCTTTGACGAGATCCAGCAGTGGGAAAACCTAAATGCGTACCACAAACTAAAAGCGACCTTACGATCCGGTGCTGCGGAAGTGCCGAACAAGCGGATTCGATGCACGGGAAACCCAGGTGGAGTAGGGCATCAGGAAATAAAAGCCTATTTCATCGATAATGCCCCCGAGGGTACGGTGTATAACGACCCCAAAGACAATTCCACACGCATGTTTATCAAATCGCTGGTCACAGACAATAAGATTCTGTTAAAACGCGACCCCAACTACATTGATCGACTTAAAGGCGTTGGGGATGACCTGCTGGTTAAAGCATGGCTAGAAGGGGATTGGGATAGTTTTGTTGGGCAGTATTTTTCGCGCTGGAGAGAGGACGAGATCGTTGTTCCCTCGTTCAAGATCCCTTCGCACTGGTCGTTATGGGCTGGGTTGGATTACGGTGAGTCGAGTTATACTGCGTTTGGTTTGTTTACGCAGGACCACGAAAAAAACATCTATCAGATCATGGAGTTTTACAAGCGCGGAGCTACAGCATCGACCTACGCGCAGGAAATTAATCAGATGATCGATAGTTGTCCGTTTACGGATGGACGCAGACCTACCGCTATTTACGCTGACCCTTCGATGTTTACCAAACGAAGATTGACCGAAGTCATACAGACCAGCCCTGCGGACGTTTTTACAGACCATCACCTGTACCTGCAACGCGCTAATAATGACCGTGTTACGGGCTGGCGCATTTTGAACGACGCTTTAGCCAACAAAAAGTTTTATCTGTTCGACCAGTGGAACGACAATACATTGCGAACCGTTCCTGCCTTACCTCGTTGCAAACGCAACCCCGAAGATTTGGATACGCACGCTGAAGATCACTTAGCGGACATGATTCGCTACGCACTCATTCACCAGTATCGACCTGCGCCATTAGTGGAGCCAGTAAACCGCGATCCGCAGCTGGGACAAAACGTGATTGATTCAATTATGGATAATCAAAATGTAGAATATGGGAGATACGGTTGAAACAGGAACAAATAAATTACTGGCGTAAGTCAATCGATAACGGCATCACCTATATGCGTCCAAAGCATAAAATATGGCATAAGCTGTTAGCGATGTATAAAAACGAGTTTGAAGTTGCTGGACTCGACAAAGATCAGGTCGTTCGCATCAGTCGTTTTTATCCGTTGACACGACAGATCATATCGTCCATCGCGTTTAACTATCCAACCGTTTTTATGCGTGTCGATAACCCAAACCGCGAATTTCAGGCCCAGATTTTAGAGCGCGTTGCAAATGCAGCTTTAGAAACAATGGGCGTAAAAGAAGAAATGCACCAGGCAATCTTTGACGCGCTGTATTGCTCGTTGGGTTGGCTAAAATTTGACTACAATGCCCCTGGTGACGACATCATGGCTCCGTATGTTGTGAACGACTCACTACAGGACGACATGGTTGCGGTGCGGAGAGTTTCACCGTTTAACATGATGGTCGATCCGCTTTGTCCTCCGCATAAACTCGGACACGCTCGTTACATCATCGAAAAGATGTTGGTCCCCTTAGAGTTTGTGCGAAACGATGATCGATTCGTGAATCGCAGACAGATACAGGCGATTACCAACCGCGAAGATGAAACCGATTCGCTGTACGAGATCAAGGATACCAACTACACAGACTCGGACGAAGAAAATTCGATTACGCAAGCTAAAGAATTAGGTGAGTTTGCATTGTTGTATGAAATACACGACCGAGTGCATCGCAAGCGCATCGTTTTTGCCGATGGCGTAGAGCAGCCTATCGAAGATATTCCGCATCCGTTTTTAGAGCAGGAACCCGTTATGCAGCCCGATCCTTTTACGGGTGAAATGATGATGACCGGTGAGTTCGAACAAACGGGTTCGTATCTGGTGCAGGGAGGCTTTCCGTATCACGCGCTGAAGTTCGACTTGAGCGAAGAGTCGTTATACGGTCTGCCGATGATGTCGTATGTCGAAGATGAACAAAAAGCAATCGTTGAAAGTGTTTCTCGCAGAGTAGACCTGCTAAAGCGGTATCCGCGCATCATCTTAGGGCAACGGTCCGAACGCGAGGAAAACGCAAACATCGGAGATCAGATAACTCGCGCACGCGATGGTTCGATCATCTGGTGCAACGATGTGAATAATGGATTTAGAGAAATGCAGATGGGTTCGCCTCCACCCGATCAGTTGGGTATTGAAGCAGACATGCGCCAGTATGAAGAGCAGGTGTTACAGGTATCGCAGATGGCGATGGGAGGTGGACCGCGAAGAACGGCTACGGAAGCCTCTTTAATTGCATCCTTCGGAACACAGAACCGCGAATGGTTAAGTGCCGAAGTAGGTAAAGCATACGAAGCGATAGTTGCGAACACGTTTCGCATTATGGCCGATCCGCGTTATACACCGGAGAACTTTATTGTAAACGTATCTGAAGGCGAGAACGATCCAGTGTATCAGGCCGTAACCTCCGATCTGTTTAAGGTTCGTTTTAAAGTTGAAGTCGAAACGCAATCGATGCGTCCATTGTTCGAACAGTTGGAAAGAGAAGATACACTCGCCCTGGCTAATTACATGTTTCAGATGCCCGAAGTGGATCGCACCGAAGTCATTAAACTGGTTATGCGTGCTTTTCGAGTGCCTGACATGGACAAGTTTATCAAAGGTTCAGCGGACCAGGAAGCCGTTCGTGCAGCGCAACTGGAAAACCAGTTTTTTGCAGCGCGTCAACAAGACCCAGGTGTGTTACCCGAACAAGATCACCAAGTGCATTTGCAAACACACCAACAGGCACAGCAAGATCCTGCAGTCACGCAATATCTGCAACAGGCGATGCAGGTCAATCCGCAAGCCATACAAATTTTTCAGCAGATCATGCAACAACATATGCAACAACATCAACAGTTTATCCAGGGTGAAGCGCAAGGTCGCGCCCCTCAACCGCAGCAATCGGAGAAAACTATACCCAGCGCACGGGATGCCAGTAACGTACAGGCACAAGCCAGCAACATACAAAGTGTAGTGCGTTCAAATGCCCAGCGCGTGGGACAAGCAGCCAACATTAACACGGAGCAGAACTGATGCCTAAAGTGGGTAATAAAGAATTTGGATACGACAAAAAAGGGATGGCTCAAGCTAAAGCAGCCTCTCGCAGATCAGGTAAGCCCGTAAAGATGGGCAAGCAGACAAGCTATACCTACGGCAACGCAGGACAGATGGGTAAGACCGCAGGTATTCAAGGGCAAACGCATAAGTGTTAAAATGGCATCACGCGAACAAATAGACAAAGAATTGTTAGCAGCAATTATGCAAGGATCAGGACGAAAGGCGATACAACCGCGCCCCATGACGCAATTACGAGAGGACATTGCATCATTAGGCGACCTTATGGTGCAAGGGGGTGAGGCTATTGAGGAATACAACGAGCCGATGGTGAACACTGAACTGGAACGGTTTGTTGGTTTATTACCACAAATTTTTATGGCGAACGCCTTAAAAGGTCCAGGTAGCGTAATGCAGCTGGCGCGTCCTGGAGCAGTGGAACCAATAGTAGAAGCTATTGGGCAAGGTGTTGAACAATTTAAAGCTGATCCAATCGGGACTACAAAAAGCGTAGTATCCAGTGGGATAGAAGCAGCTAAAGATCCAATAGGTCTTGCTGGTGCAATGCAGCCTACTGATGTGTTAGGCGCAGGGGCTGGTTTAGGAATGTTGGGCAAATTGGGTCGCGTAACAAACAGTAAACGTGGACCCGATCTATTTGCAGATGTTACAGGAGTGGATGTTGATCGTCCGAAGCAACCACTATTTGAGACAGGATCAGGAATGCTTGCTGATCGGGAAAATCTTCAAAAACAATTTCAAGCGTTACCCGAAGATCGTCAACAAGCAATAAGCGACTATACAAGTAAATCACAACTGAATTTTAAAAATTTAGGACAAAGACCTGACCAATCAATGGTTAATGAAATTATTGACGAGTTTGCGTTTGATATTGGCATTAGTCCTACACTAACTGAAAAATTAAAAACAAGCGAGTTATTAGATTCATCGCTAACGGATATAAACAACAAACAAGATTTAGATGCTTGGATGGGTCAAATTATGAAAAATGATCCTGATCGATATGGAAAAATACAAAACGAACTTGGAAGTAATTATGATTGGTGGACTGAGCTTAGAGCATTAGTTGAAAGAAATCCAGATCAGTGGGCGAGGTTGCGTCAACGTACGGGTGGATCGGAAGCATCTCCGGAAAATATAGATGTACCCATGACAGCGTTTCACGGGACCGCGAGAGATTTTGAGGAGTTTAATCCTGCAACTTTACCTGTTAAAAAAACATCAACGTACACAGAAGCGGATGATGTAAAAAGATCACGCACAGGGTTTAGTGGTAATGCTACTTGGGTAAGTATGCGACCACATTCTCTACCAGCATATGGTCAAAATGTAGTATCAGAAAAAAATATGATCGGTGGCAGACAAGGACCACGAACGATGCCGTTGTATGTCAACGCAAAGAACCCACTGATTATCAACAAAAACGAGGGAAAATATTATAGCGAAAAATATAATAATGGTCGTGAGCCACTACCTATTGTAATCACAGACCAGGCGCGAGAAGCAATATTAGAAGATGGGTACGACAGTATTTTTTATTTTTATGACGATTTGCAAAGAAAAGAATTTGACGATTTATATGAACTACCTCTCAATATGCCAGACGAAGTTATTGTTTTTGACTCAAACCAGTTAAAATCAAAATTTGGCAATACAGGAGGTTTCTCGAAAGATCAAAACAATATTATAAAATCAGCAGGAGGCGTGGTTATTGGTGGATCAGCCTTTTCTGGAGATGAAGAATAATGCCGATATACGATTGGTTTTGTAAAAAGTGTGAACGGGAAGAGAAGGATGTGTTTTATCAAACGTCCAAGCTCCCAAAAACCCGTGCGTG